GATTTGAACACTTGGGACTACTCCGCTCGTCACAACCAGTTTGTTCAAAACTCTCAAGGAAACCGTTCCCAGAGACGTCTGTGAACCCAACTCGCCTGCCTGATCCGTGTTGATAATTCTCATGATTTTGGTTAGAGAATGATAATCAACGTCCAACACGTAATCTCGTTTCCCTGAACCAATATCAATCACCACCGAATACTGATTTGAAACCTGTTCAATTGTACCTGGGGGGCTATCTGCTCCATAACTCACTCCAAACAATAACTTTCCCGAATGATATTGGGAACCAACAATCTGAAATCGCCAACGCAATTTTCCTCTCCAAAAGGAGTGGAAGCTCGCGTAGTATTCCAGTGCTGAGTATTGATGAGTGATGTTAAATGGAACAGGGTTGCCACTCGGCCATGGTGTAATGGCATTCTTGTACAATATCGTGTTCACTCCGTGTCCAGTATTCCAATCCACAATCTCCGTTAGCATGGGTCGTTCCGTCAAATACTTCATCTCCGTCTCTGCCACTCCTGTCTTGAAGAAGTCCATCTCGTATGGCCTCGCTTCTCCTGGAAAGTAATCCAGTCTCTCCACCTGATCAATCTGCTGCGCGTTGGATAGGTACCCAACCGTTCGCACAATCTTCCTGTCCGGTTGTAAGGTGTTGTTTGGGTAATCCATTCCCAAACCCGCTGTCACCTTATCCAGCACGTCCCCAACAATGTTCTTTGGGACGATTTTGTCCATCAATCCTTTTGCTGCACCTCCAAGCGCAGTTCCTAACAAAGCCATCATCTGAACATCCGTCGCTCCTGTTCTCGCTATCCTCTGTCTGGACACCGATCCGTGAGGCGCGGGCACTGAAAATCGTGCGTTCTCACACGACACAAACACTGTGTAGGGTAACGATTGGCTCGCACCCGTAGCAGCATTGAGCTGATTGAAAACTTCAATTTGTAGTGTCCCAAGTTCGTTCCAAGCTAGATACCCTGGTTCCTGATCCGTCAAAGAGATAAAATCTCTAAAATGACGGAAAGGAACAAAGATCTCCATCGTGGTCGTCCTTGATGCGTCCGCCATCGCGTGTTGTACCGCCGTAATCCGATTCTGATTCATCCTCGATAGGATGAATGGTGTTGCATGTGGTACAAAATATGCAACCAAGATCCCCTGGTGGAAAGGCGTTCCCTCCACCGTGATCTTCACTCTCACGTCTCCATGCCAGTACAAGAAATTGTCAAATCCCAAACGATTAATTTGGGAATTCAACAATCCCTTGGGCAAAGCAAACGTTTCCTTCACTGTCCTCGGCACATCACCAACAAGCCATTCTCCTGATTTCACGTACGACCATTTCGCCGCCGTGTCCTCCATCGACCACCGCTGATCTCCAGACGCTTCCGCTGCGTCTCCGTTCAAGCCAGCCATACGACCCTGCGTAGGGTCCGCCAACATCACTCCGGGCGAAGTAATCGTCGTTCCACCGCGCGTGTCCATCTGCACTTTCTCAGCACCCATTTGTACAATGTACTCCTGTTCCAAATTGAATATGTCATCCTGTAAAGGGATGGCACCCATCAATCCGTATAAGGAGGCCAATTCACTATAGGTGTAAAAGTGCGCCGTAGCCTTCGTCTGCCACGCCTTCTGAATCCTCACTCTGAATGCATCGTAGTCCTTCTTTCCGTAGAAGTACATAAACCTCAACGCCGTATTGCAATTATCAATGCACGCTTGCACTGGGTCATTGCACTTCCTGTACCAATTCGTCAAATCATAGATAGTATCCTGATCCATCAAAGGCACAAACTTCATTCCATCAAACC